TCAATCCTTCAGGTTTGGACTGCTGGCGCCGGTGGAGCATACTGCTACGAGCTAGTTCCTATGTGCATTAATTCTTCAGGAGACCTCACCATCACCCTCGGTGTTACAGGTGCAAGTTTCTACGTTGTAGCACAGTCAGTTGCAGACATTGCAGCCGAGTAATCTAAAAGTTTAAAGTCTCTTTGAGACATAACTTTTGGGGGGTCCTTCGGGACCCCCTTTTTTTATGAGCACTATTTAATACATGGGTAAAATCTGATATTATTAGAAACACCCTCAATAACACGAGAACAATGAAAGAAAAAGATTTAAACTATATCGCTGAAGTAGAACGCGCCATTCAAGACAAGTATGGCGAAGAAACAATCCAACACCCAAGGGCCAATTGGGACGAGGATAAAGAAAAAGAATACCTTGAGCAGATCAAAGATCTCCAGCAAAAACAAAGAAAGATCAGCGACACCAAGGACAAAGTTGAAGTTAATGGCTTTTTAATGTCTAAAAAACTACTTAATAGAGATTCAAAACGGGCGTGCCCTGTCTGCGAAACTTATTCATTCCAGATTAAAGACGATGTTTATATGAATAAGTTTGATTGTTGTTTCGACTGTTATATTCAATGGGTCGAAGGTAGAGAGGAACGTTGGAAGACTGGGTGGCGACCAGAAAACTAGACGCCTCAAAGAGGAACTGATAAGTATGTCAACAACATTAGAAATTATTAATGGCCTTGCACAGGCAGCAGCAAATGCTTATGATGGTGCGCTAGATAACGAAGGCAAGCCAATCAAGATTGGCCTAAAACGAGAAGATGGTTTGCCTCTTCTTGATAAACGAGTTATGGATGGATTCAAGGTGAGCTTCTCTGGCCCGCTCTTGATCATCAAATATCAATCAGAAATCAATCTTAAAAAGACTAATGCAAACAAGTTGGAAGGCGAGATCGAGCAGATGGTGGCTGATATCGCAAGCTTTCTAAAGAAAGAGTATAAGAAAATCACTGGTAAGGCAGTAACCCTTACTCCCCATAGTGAAGTTGACGCACGCATGCAGTATATGAGCCGCATTCGCTGCTGGGTGCAAGCTCATCAGGCTTTTAAGATTGGAGGGGCAGAATCAGATATGGTTGAGGCTGTTGAAGACGAAGACCGTGGGCCAGAAGAAAAGTTCAAACGTTTCTTGGAGCTGGATAAGCGCCCTGCTGATCCCAAGAAAGACGAAGAGCCGCCCACATTTATGCCTTGGAATCTGAAGAAATGAAATATACTAAAGATACTTTAAAAGAGTTTATTAGAAAAGAGCTAATCGCTACCTTTAAAGAAGGTGTGTACCATGGTGATTATGGAATGACTGTGCACCCCTTTGATAATGAACTTGCAAACCAAAAACCAGATATGCCAATGGTGAACATCCAAGAGGAAATTGCGGATGCTACAATAATGGAAATGATGGCTCGATATGAAGAGAAGGAAATCCGTCAGATTGTAAGACACTTTGGTGAAAAAGCAACACAAGGTCCAGGTGGCATCGGTGGTCAGCTAACAAATGAGCAGCTGGAAGAAATTTATCTAATGGTAGTTGAGAAGGTGGTTGATAAGACTGGTGTGAACTTATCATCATATGAACCTCAAGATCGAGAGCCCGCCAAGTACATGGATCTAGATTAGGATGGTATGCTTACCAAGAAAGAAATTGTCGCAGAAATTCTCAAATCGGGTAAAGACCCAAACTATTTCGTAAATAATTACGTTAAGATCTCCCATCCTATCGATGGCCTAATCCCCTTTAAGACTTATGATTTTCAAAAGCAATTACTTGGGGACTTCAACGATTACCGCTTCAATGTAATCCTAAAGGCCCGCCAGCTGGGTATTTCTACAATTACAGCTGCCTATGCAGCTTGGTTGATGATGTTTTATCGCGATAAGAACATTATCGTTATGGCCACCAAGTTCGGGACCGCTTCCAACTTGGTCAAGAAAGTAAAAGCAATCATAAAAAACCTGCCAGAGTGGATACAGGTCGCTGACATATCAGTAGACAACCGGTCAAGCTTCGAGCTTTCCAACGGTTCTCAAATAAAAGCAATTTCAACCAGCGGTGATGCTGGCCGCTCAGAGGCCCTATCTCTGCTGATTGTTGATGAGGCCGCCCACGTTGAAGGTATGAGTGAACTTTGGACTGGTCTATACCCCACACTATCAACTGGTGGTCGTTGTATTGCCCTATCTACCCCAAATGGTGTGGGTAACTGGTTCCATAGAACTTTCACTCAAGCGGAAACTGGAGAGAATGATTTCTTTCCGACGACCTTGCAATGGGCTGCCCACCCAGACCGTGACAAGGAATGGTTTGAGAAAGAGACAAGAAATATGTCTCGTCGGCAGATTGCACAGGAACTTGAGTGTAACTTCAATACTTCTGGTGAAACTGTATTTCACGCTGATGATATTGATCGCGTGCGCAATGCAATACAAGAACCAAAATATAGAACAGGTGTGGATCGCAACCTGTGGATTTGGGAACCACACCAGTCAACAAACTCTTATATGATCTCTGCCGATGTCGCTCGCGGAGACGCAAGTGATTATTCAGCTTTTCTTGTCTTTAAGTTGGAGACGATGGAGATAGTCGCAGAATACCACGGAAAGATAACAATAGACTTTTTTAGCGAACTACTCTTCAACACTGGAAAGGAATATGGTAACTGTTTAATGGTGGTTGAAAACAACTCTGTTGGTTTCTCCGTATTGGAAAAGCTGCGAGATAAAGAATACCCCAATATCTATTATTCTATAAAATCAACTCACGAGTATATCGATTCAGTCCAGGCCCAGCACAACAACAGTGCCATCGCAGGGTTCTCCACAACCAACAAGACACGCCCTCTCATCATCGCTAAACTTGAAGAATTCATTAGAAATGGACTAATTACCATATATTCCAAGCGAATGCTGAGCGAGATGACAACATTTATTTGGAATAATGGAAAACCCCAGGCGCAAAGAAGTTATCATGATGACCTAATTATGTCTTGCGCTATTGGTTGTTGGGTCAGGGACACAGCTCTCGTAGCAAACAAACAGGAGATTGAGTACTCAAAAGCAACTTTACAGGCTGTCTTCTCATCAAAATCAGAATTTAATACATCAATTCCGGGCCAACAGGGCTATAAAAGTGTTGAATTTTCTGATAGAATGAACAAGCATCAGGAACAGGTAAAAGAGTTTTTTTGGCTCTACAAGGGATAAACAATGGCCGGTTATAATAATAAAAGGACTTCGTACAACAGAAACAATCCTCGAAATGCAAGCTCGCAGCTTTTTAAGCGCTTGACAAGACTTTTCTCAGGTCCAATCGTAGGCTACCGCGCGCAGGCCGAAAGGCAAGTTAGTCGCCGTAAGATGGACAAGTTTCGGTTCCGATCTATGAGTGGTCAGCAATTCAAGAAGACCTCTTATAATCCTCTTGATTATCTTCACACAAATATCATGGCAAGTCAAAACCGCTCCGAGCGGTATTCTGACTTTAACCAGATGGAATACACACCAGAGATTGCCAGCGCCCTTGACATCTATGCCGATGAGATGACAACTTCTAATGAGCTGGAGCCGTTGTTAAAAATCGATTGCCCGAACCAGGAGATTAAATCTATTCTCCATAGTCTTTATGGGAACATCTTAAACCTTGAGTTTAACCTGTTTGGTTGGTCTCGCACGTTGTGCAAGTTTGGCGACTTTTTTCTCTATCTTGATATTGACGAGGACAATGGTGTAAAGAACGTAATTGGTCTGCCCCCGCAGGAAGTTGAAAGATTGGAAGGGGAAGACCCGACAAATCCGAATTACGTCCAGTATCAATGGAATTCTGGCGGTATGACATTCGAGAATTGGCAGATTGGCCACTTTCGTATTCTTGGTAATGATAAGTTTGCTCCGTATGGAACGTCAGTTCTCGACCCAGCACGCCGCATCTGGCGTCAACTTATCTTGATCGAAGATGCGATGATGGCCTACCGTATCGTTCGCTCGCCAGAGCGTAGGGTTTTCTATATTGATGTCGGCGCAATTCCGCCAAATGAGATTGAACAGTACATGCAAAAGGTTGTTACGCAAATGAAGCGTAATCAAATTGTAGACCAAAACACTGGTCGTGTTGACTTGCGTTACAACCCATTGAGCATCGAAGAAGATTATTATATCCCAACACGCGGCGGCAATACATCTAAAATTGAAACACTACCCGGTGGGACCTATACTGGCGACGTTGAAGATGTTAAGTACCTTCGAGATAAGCTGTTCTCAGCACTAAAGATTCCAGCTTCATATTTGTCCAATGCTGCTGAGAACGGTGAAGACAAGACCACGCTAGCTCAAAAGGACATCCGGTTCGCAAGAACAGTAACAAGGCTCCAACGTTCCCTTGTCACCGAGCTGGAAAAGATTGGCATCATCCATCTGTATATTCTAGGGTATCGCTCAAAAGATTTGATTTCTTTTAATCTTTCTTTGAACAATCCTTCTAAGATTGCTGCCATGCAAGAACTAGAACACTGGAAGCTTAAGTTTGATATTGCTGCTGGGGCCACAGAGGGATACTTTAGTCGTCAGTGGGTGGCAAAAAATATATTTAGTCTATCTGACGAAGAAATTCTCCGCAACCAGAGAGAGATGTTTTATGATCGCAAGTTCGAGGCTGCCCTTGAAAGTGCCGCCGACGCGGCCTCTGAAGCCTTTTCTGAAGAATCCGGCACCATCGGAACGACTGAGGAGTTCGATGTGGGCGCTGACGAATTTGATATTGATGATGATGACGACGAAGGGTTTGATCTGGACGCCGAAGGTGGCGACGAAGAGGACGCCGAAGGCGACGATCTTTTACTGGCCGAACCCGGCAAACGAGATGACAAGGTTGAATACAAAGATGTATTTGGGCGAACCGCAGCCACAACAACTAAAAAGTCAAAAGGTAAGAAATATAATCCCGTCACATACGACAAGAGGGTTGGTTCTGGTCCACGCAAGAAGAATATGAAAGCTTCATATGCTGCCGAGAAGGTTGGTTCTACCGATAGGAACTTGAGACCAGATTTACCATTGAAGCGCTTTGCAAAAGGTATAACTGAAGATCAAGACACTATTTATAATGAAGAAAAAATACTTTTTGACACTAACAAGGAAATTAGAGATTTGATTTCCGAAATGGAGAAACGAGATGAAACTGAAACATAATAAGAAGCGCAACACGGCTTTCTTGTACGAAGTTTTAATTCGACACCTTACAAAGAGCATCTTTGAGAAGAGTGATGACAAGAAATCTGCAATTTCTGCAATTATCAAGAAACACTTCCGTAAAGGTCAGGCCTTGCGTGAAGAATTGGATATCTATCGACTGCTTGGTTCCGAGACAAACTACAATTACAT